TGGTGTCAAAGAACATGAAAGTGAGATGATGACTTCCGTAGTTCGTGGAATGTTTCGTGATGAACCAGCAACGAAGGCTGAGTTCTTTTCACTTCTTAATAATATGAAAGGAATGAAATGATAATGAGTAATTTTCCGATTCTGATTGATTCTAAATTATTTAATTATCTTTGGGATGAAGTATTACCTTTAGACCTTGAAAAAATATTTGCGGAAAAATTTGGAGATGGTTTAATTCCATTTACATCAAATTTTTTTGATATATATTCTCATCCACAGAGTGCTTTGACTGTTGACATAAATGAAATTTATAAACAACCATTTGTTTATCCTGAACAATGGGAAAATCTAACAAAATTTCCGCTAGATGGTGTATTTTCATCACAAGTACATAATGTTCTTGCTGTGGTAGCTCATCAAGACTTTTTAATATTATTACTGAATTATGTTTTTGGATTAAAAAAACTTAAAAAGAGATTCTTTTATCATACTTCAAGATGTAGTTATGATGTAATTAAATGGGTTTATATTCTTGATGGAATAGATAAAACTTTAGTACCATATTTGAAAGAAGGTTATAAGATGAGTGGGAAAAGATTTTTGAAATGTGATGGTCATAAGGATATAAGAATTGTTTGGGATCATTATAATTATCCAGAACCATATTTTAAGAAATTATTAATATTTTGTATTAAGAATCAAGTATGGCCGTCATTTGATATTTTTTTGCAAGAAGCATTTTATCCAACAGGTAAATGTGTAATATTACGCAAAGAAGTACATGATGACTTGGGTGCATCTGAAGATGATAATCGTGGTACTATGTATAAAGATGCAGGAATTGAAGTATGTGATTATCATCCACCTTATAAAGAGAAGTCTAATTCTAATATTTGGGCAGCAGAAAAACAAGAACATTTAGTTAGATCAAACGGAGTAATGGATTTTTGAAAGGGATGAAGTAATGGTAAATATGATAACGAAGTGTAAAGAAAAACCAACTGGTAATATGGTTTTGTTGTTTTCTGGTGGAATGGATAGTGTAATATTTGACCATTTACTTAAACCAGATGTTCTTTTATATTTACCAACAGGCAGTAAGTATGAGTATATTGAAACAAAGAAATTAGATGATCTAGCTATGAAGGGATACATTGACAGTAAGAAGTTGGTTGTATTGTCTGATGTATTGGATTTAAGTTTATTTGAACGAGATGACGCAATTGTTCCAAATCGAAATGCATTTTTGTTGTTGTTTGCATCTTTATATGGGGAAACTCTTATTCTTGGAAGTGTTCAAGGAGATAGGAGTTATGATAAAGACGAAGTATTCTATACACGAATGTCGGATTTATTAAATCATATGTGGCAAGAACAGCATTGGACTGAAGCAAAGAACTTTACAGTTATGTCCCCTTACAAGAATACAACCAAGACACAATTGGTAAAAGATTATTTAGCTGATGGTGGTAAACCAGAAATTTTATTAGAGTCATATAGTTGTTATGAAGGTAAAGAACAATTGTGTGGGTGGTGTAAACCATGTTTTCGTAAATGGGTTTCATTACATAATAATGGAATAACTACACCAGAAAAATATTACAAATATGATCCGTGGGATGCACCATGGCTTCCAGAATTAAAACCAATGCTTCTTGAAGGAACTTATAGAGGTATGGAAGATATAGATTGGTGTTTAGCTTTGAGAGATAAGGGAAAACTATGAAAGACGCAATATACATTCCAGCATATAGTGATGGTTTGATGTCTATGTTCTATTCTATGACTGATAAAGAAATAGCAACAAAGTATCAACCAGATTTTAGAGCAAAGAACTCTCTAAGAATTTACAATAAGAAGTATAAGGCGTATTTTCATAACCCCTATCTTTTAATTTCAGCTGGTACACAATATAATAAGAAGAACTTTAGAGAGAAACTAGATATTGGTGAGGAATGTAAAATCTTTGTGGACTCTGGTGGCTATCAGTTGGCCATGGGGACAGTCAATGCAGAGAAATATACAGATGAAGTAGCATTGAAATGGAGTGAGGCCAATGGAAATATCTTTCCAATCTTGGATAGACCTGCATTTTCTAAGCTATATGACTATGATTTTAGTTTAACATCATCAGTTAATTCAGCAAAGTATTACCATGAGAATCGTTCCAAGTCAGATGCATATGTACTAAATGTTTTGCAAGGAGAGAACAAAGATGACATGGAGAACTGGTACAAGGAGATTTCACCATACAAGTTTGAGGGTTGGGGTTTTGGTGGTTCAAAAGGAAACTTGGCATTGATTGGAATGGCAATATTAACTTTGTTAAATAATGGTGAGTTCGATAGAGAGGACTGTAAGTATCTTCATATTTTTGGTGTGAGTTCTAATGAGGTAATGGTGTATCTTCAATTCATTCAACGAATGTTGAATAGACAAGATATTGATATACAGCTTACATATGATTCGACATATTGGAATCGTACTTGTGTCTTTGGTGGATATTTTATTAGAGAACAATATATTATTGGAACTGGTATGGAATCTATGAATTGGCCAAACACAATTGATTATGCTAAGCTTGGTAAAGATTTTAAATTACCATGTTGGTGTCCAATATGTGAGGACTTAGATGACAGTTATTCATTCTTTAATACATTTAGAAAGAATAAAAAAGGTGAAGATAAACTTTCTTTTGTTAAGTTTAATATGATGATTGGTTTTCATAATTTATTTTTACAGATGATATATAATAAAATGACTAATCGTTTATTAAGAGCAGATATGGCAGAAGTATATAAAGAATCTTTTTCACCAAAGATATATAAGAATTTAATGTTATTAGAAACCGTGTTTTCTAAACCAAAAAATGGCGATAACTATCAAATACTACAACAAGTATTTAACAAACGCAAGCATGAAACTGAAACTGCTAATGCACTAGATGTATAAATAATGGTGGAGGTAATATATGGCAAAGGAAGATGAAAAACCAAAAAAGAAAAAGAGTCTTGAGTTTACATTAGGACCTGAAGATAGTGCTTTGATTGTTCGTACTGATGGCAATATCGAATTGGTTAGTCGTGAACTACAAGAGAATGATGACGAGAGTAATTATCTCGGTGACTTAGAAGATTTAAATAAGACGTTTACTCTTGTGTTAGCTTTTGCCGCGGCGTTGGAAAATGAAAATTTATATCAACATATTTTTCATAACTTAAATAATGTATTGCATAGACAATGGAGTAATCTACCTCCCGAAGAAAAAGCTCGAATAAAAGAAATACGTTTGAACCATTTACTTAATCGTGAAGATCGACAGCCAGGTGATGTTAATGATAACAAAGAGTGGATGAATAAATGGAGAGAAGAAATTGAAAAGGGCCGTCAACATTTAGAAGATTATATGAGAGGAGCTCGTGAAGATGAACCTTTCAGTCCTGAAAATAGACCTTTTGATGATATGGAAATGAGGAGAAGGCCGAGAAAACGAAAAGTAAATCCACTTGCTAAGTTGAAAGATGTAGAGTGGAATCCTAATGATGAAACATTGAAAGCGAATAGAGTGGATGGCCCTCATTCTGCTTTTAAAGGAGATTGGAATTTAGATTCACCACCTGATGAGGAGGATTAATGAATCCATTTCAGTATGCGAATGACTTGATGAACAAGAAAGAATATGTTGGTGATTGTATTAGAGAACGAAAAGATTATAAACCATTTTTTGTAAATCGTTCTTTATCTTATCAACCAGACTTAATTCATTATGCAAATATGATGAATGAGAATCCAATGCTAGAAACAAAAGCTCATTATGATTTCTTACATGAAACAGTTGAGAAAAGAAAAAGACCTTTTCGACCTTGGATTAAAGTTAAGAAGTTAGACGATCTGGCAATCGTCAAAGAGTATTACAAGTACAGTAACAAAAAAGCATTAGAAAGTTTAAATATTTTAACTGAGGATGATATAAACAAACTAAAACAGCGATTGAATAAAGGTGGAAAATCTCCATAGTATAAATATTATATAATGATTTAGTTAATGAATTGAAAGGAGATAATTACAATGGAAGATGTAGCGAAATGGTCAATAGATGATATGGTTGAAGTGAAGCTTAAAGAAGATGATGATTTTTTAAAGGTCAAAGAAACACTCACTCGCATTGGGATAGCTTCAAGAAAAGAAAAGAAGTTGTTTCAATCTTGCCACATATTACACAAACAAGGTAAATATTACATAGTTCATTTCAAAGAATTATTTGCACTTGATGGTAAGCCCACAAATATTTCAGAGAATGATGTTGAACGTAGAAACACGATTGCAAATCTTTTGCATGAGTGGGAACTTGTAAAACTTGTTGTTCCAGAAAAAGCACAACCAACTGTTCCAATTCGACAATTAAAGATTCTTCCCTTTGGTGAGAAAGATGAGTGGGACTTGCAAGCAAAATATAGTATAGGTAATGTTGGAATTAAAACTGCTGGTGAACATGAAGCTAAAGGAGCCACAGAAATTGATCCAAAAGTTTTTGAATGACAGGAGAATATTTGATGAATATTAAAGTATTGAGAATGGTTACGGCAGAAGAATTGATTGGTGAATGGAATCAAGAAAAAAGTTCTATTATGAATCCTGTAGTAATGGTTCCTGTATCAAAAGATAAGATTGGATTTCAGCCGTGGATTACATTGGGGGAAGATGAAGAAATTTTTTTGAAAGACCAACACATTATGGCTATCGTGACACCAGATACAAAATTACAGAATGAATATAACAGGGTCTTTGGTTCAGGACTTATAATGCCCGAAGAAAGTGAGATAGTACATTAAGTTGTTCCCTGTTTTTTGTCCTCTTTTTTGATATAATTATATTATGAAGTTTTACACCTACATTGGTTTACTCCGCAATCAGATATATGTAAGAGAGTTTGATGGTAATGAAGAACATTCATATACCACAGGCTTCCAACCAACTATGTATCTCAATGCCCCACCTGACAAATGTAAGTTCAGAACATTAAATGGTAAACCAGTTGCTGATATGAAATTTGATGACATTGGAACGTGTCGCAATTTTATTAAAGAGCATAAAGGTGTGGTTGACTTTCCTGTTTATGGTAATCCAAATTACCCTATCCAATATATTTCTGAGAAGTTTCCAAAGAAGTTCCAATGGAACATGAATAAGATCAGAATCTATACAATAGATATTGAAGTATCAGCTGAAGATGGGTTTCCAAATATTCAAGCAGCTGCATCTGATGTAACAGCAATCACAGTCCATGATAGTTCAACAGATGAATATCATGTTTGGGGAACCGGTGGTTATGTTCCACACGATCAAACAAAAATTATTTTATATTATGAGTGTGATGATGAAGATGATTTGATAGAGGACTTTCTTCAATGGTGGGAAACTAATTATCCACATATTATTACTGGTTGGAATTGTAAGTTTTTTGATATTCCATATCTAGTTAATCGTATTAAGTATCTTGATAAACAGCCAGCAAGATTATCTCCTGTTGGTATTTTGAATGATAGAAGTGTTACGATAGCTGGTAGAGATAATCAGTTCTATACTCTTGTGGGCATATCAACATTAGATTATATTGATTTGTATAAGAAGTTTACATACAAAGTTAGAGAATCATATCGTTTGGATTATATTGGTTCAGTAGAACTTGGTATGAAAAAAGTATCTGTTGAAGATGCACAGGGATATGATTTATATAAAACAAATTACCAGAAATTTATTGAGTATAATATTCGTGATGTTGAGATTGTAGAGAAGCTTGAGGAGAAGATGAAGTTACTTGAGTTGGTTATCACTCTGGCATATGAATCTAAAATTAACTTTGAAGATGTATTCTCTCCCGTGAGAACATGGGATGCTATTATCTACAATTTCTTGAAACGTAAGAACATTATTATTCCACAACAGGTAGAACAAGATGAACGAAAAGAGATTATTGGAGCATATGTTAAAGAGCCACAAGCTGGATTACATAAATGGGTGGTGAGTTTTGACTTAAATTCTCTATATCCACATCTTATTCAGCAGTATAATATAAGTCCAGAAACTAAATGTGGCATGGAAGATGAGATATCAGTTAATAAGTTATTAGATCAGGAACTGGATACCAATTTTCTGAGAGAGAATAAACAATGCATGACACCAAATGGCCAATGCTTTACAAATGAGTTTAAAGGATTTCTTCCAAAGTTAATGGAAGATATGTATAATGAACGAGTAGAATTTAAGAAGAAGATGTTGCAAGAGCAACAGAAATTGGAGGATGGTAATTATACTAATAAACAAACAGTCATTAATAATATATCAAGATGTAATAACATCCAGATGTCTAAAAAGATTTTGTTGAATAGTGCTTATGGTGCATTAGCTAATCAACATTTTCGTTATTATTCACTTGAAATGGCGGAGGGTATAACGACAGCAGGACAGCTTGCAATTCGTTGGATTGATAAAAGTATAAATACATATGTCAATAAACTACTTCACACAGAGGATATTGATTATGTCGTTGCTTCAGATACGGATAGCATATATGTTACGTTTGAACGATTGGTTTATCAAGTGTTTAAGGATGCAGATGATCCTGACAACACAACAAAGATTATCACCTTCTTGGATAAGATTAGTAAGGATAAAATTGAACCTTTTATTAATCGGAGTTATGAAGCTCTTCATTCGTATGTAAATTCATATGCACAAAAGATGCAGATGGGTCGTGAGGTTATTGCAGACAAGGGCATCTGGACTGCAAAGAAAAGATACATACTGAATGTTTATGATTCAGAAGGGGTAAAATATAAAGAGCCCAAGCTCAAGATAATGGGTATAGAGAGTGTTCGCAGTTCTACGCCCGAGTGGTGTCGTAACCACATTCAAGATTTGATTAAGATTATCATTAATACTGATGAAGATACTGTTATGAAAAGTATAGCAGAGTATCGTGAAGAATTTAATAATTTATCTTTTGACCAAATCGCATTTCCAAGATCAGTTCATGGTGTAGAAAAATATTCATCAACAAAAAGTATATATAGTAAAGGTACACCAATTCATGTGAGGGGTGTATTATTATATAATCATCTGTTAAGGAAACATAAGCTTACTAAGAAGTACCAATTTATTCGTGAGAGTGAGAAGATTAAGTTTGCATATCTAAAAGAACCAAATTCATTACATGAGAATGTGATTTCTGTTTCTACTCATCTTCCAAAAGAATTTAAGTTGGAACAGTATATAGATTATGACTTACAGTTTGATAAATCGTTTTTGCAACCAATCAAAAATATATTAGATGTTATTGGTTGGAAAACAGAGAAGCAGGGTAGTTTAGAAGATTTTTTCGGACCTGTTAATTAGGAGATTTATTATGGCAGAAGCACAAGAGTACATGGTATGTTCTGTTTTACATAAGAAATGTCATTATACTGAATTTGATAAAGCTGGATTTGGGTGGTTATCAATAGACGGTTCAAAGAGACATTCACAATCTAAAATTGGTAAAAGAGTAAATCAGACTTTAGTTAATGGATTGAGGATGACCGTTGGAAAGAAATTGGTATTTTTAAGTGATTCAACTCATCCTCATCACGAATTATGGAAAAAAACAATCAAACAAATTAGAAGTGAAAATCCAGAATATAATAAACCTTTACTTAGAACTGATTTAAGTAGAGAAGCATATCTCCGAATGTACGAATCAATAGGAATAGAAATTCCTGATGTTGATAAAGTACGACACAAGAAGGGTAGAAATAGCACTAACGGTACTAGTTGTTTAAATTATTTAAATGTTTTAGATGATGATAAACATAGAGAAGTAAGAATTGATAAGTATTATGTTGACGGACTT